TTATATCAGATCCGGTGAGAGAGGAATTTGGGTATTGCATCACAACAGATATTGGGTTATGATGACTAAAGAAACGAAATACATTCTGAAAGCGATAGTTAGGCTGGCTAAGACAGCAGCTACCTTATTTCAGAAGATAGTGGAGGGGAAGGGGGAGGAGATTTGAATAGAAGAAAGTTCGTAAAATTAATAGCAACCATAATACCTCTCGGGTTAATTTCGTCATTTATTCCGGTTCGTTTATTGGCTAAATTGCGTGTAATTCAATTCAAAACAGTTGGTACTGGAGATATCACCAAAGACAATATTCTTGAACACCTAGCCAATTGTAAGGCGGTTCTTGACGAGCAGGATGCACTGGAGAATGACCGCCGCTACATTCGCTGGATGCCCTTTCCAGAATATAACGGGAAGAAATGGGGGGAGGAGATTTGAGTATTAGAGAAAATGTAACTATAAATATCAGAAATATCTTTCATGATGTAGTCAAAAAGAGATTTCCGAATGAAGGACTTAAAGTAAAGCTTGAAAGGGTTGATATTTATCACGCTCCTGATAGATTTGGACCAATATTCAGAATCATAACCGTAAACCCAGAAAATATGAAATTCATTTATGCTGAGGATAATTTTATACCACCAGTCGATAGAGATATCAATCATAAGGATTTAGAAGGAATATATGATAGGTTAGTAACTGTGATTAAGGAGAAAACAAATGAGATAGAAGATTTTTAGAGTACATAACCAGCCTATGAGTTCTTAACCGCTCTCATAGGCAAAGCCAAACTAGGCAATAAAGCAAGCCTTCTTTGGATAATCAGATCCTTTGTGCAAGCCATAATAATGGCCCAGATCTTAGGTGCAGTTATCCATTGAAGGCTTTTTTTATTGCTATCTGCGAATACCCGGGAATGGTTCCCAGGATCGTAATAGTGGCCTTAACGCGAAAACCGCAAGGATCGCAAGGAGAAAACAATGAGTGAAGCACCAAGAAACGTGGAGAAGCAAGGCGACAAAGCTGACGAGCTCCAAAAGCAGATCATCGAAGGGAAAACCGGGAAGGAAGAACTAGCCAAAAAAGAGGTAGCTCCTGCCAAGGATCTTGAAGATGCGAAAAAGGCTAAAGAGGATCAGGAAATGTCAGATCTGGTCAAGCTTGCTAACCAGCAGGCAGGGGAAATAAGGCAACTTAAAGGGCAGATAGGCACTGTTGAAAATCAAATAGGTAAGGTCGGACAGAGCATTGCAGAGTCGGCAGAAGACAGGTTTTACAATGATCTCGACAAAGCAGTTCCCGACTATCATGCAATCAATAAAGATGAAAAATGGTTGGAATGGCTTGCACAAGTAGATCCTCTTACTGGCAGAAATCGTCAGCAATTTCTTGACGAGGCGCGTGAAGCATTTGACGTGAAGCGTGTTGCCAATTTCTTCAAGGCCTTTAAAGGCGTCAATGGTGGAGTTACATTGGATCAAGGTTCTTCTGAAGTCCCGCCTGATAATGCAGGCTCTAAAGATGCATTGGGCGAACAAGTAATGCCGGAGCAAACTGGAGCGGGTGAAGGTTCAGATCTTCAGCCAAAGGTTAAGACTGTTACCTTCGCCCAGTACACCAAAGCAGTCAAGGACGCCCAGACAGGCAGGATAACAGAAGAGGAATTTAACAAAATTGCTAATCAATATCAGAGGCAAATAGGGAAGCCCGCGCAGTAAGATTTTCTCTTGGGGGTTCCCTGCTTTTTGCTCTGATTAAGAAGGAGAATAATTATGGCTATAGATGCCGCAGCGGGAACTCCGCAATATAGTGGGTCGTTCGTGCCGGAGGTATGGACCGGGAAACTTTTAGTGAAATTCTATGCAGCTTGCGTGATTGCTTCGATTTCCAATACGGACTATGAAGGCGCGATAAAGAATCAAGGTGATAAGGTAATCATCCGGCAAACCCCGACGATTACCATTCGCGATTATATCAAGGGGCAAACCTTAACGATTGAGCGGCCAGAGTCCGATATCGTTGAGATGGAAATCGACAAAGGTAAATACTTTAATTTTATCTGCGATGATGTTGATGCCTATCAGAGCGACATCAAGCTCATGGATAATTGGTCCATAGATTCTTCAAAGCAGATGAAAATAGAGATTGATACTGGTGTTCTGGGTGAGATTTTTTCCGATGCTCATGCCAAAAACAAGGGAACTACGGCAGGTACTAAAACCAGTGCATTCAATTTAGGTACAACTGGATCTCCTGTTGTCGTCACAAAAGACGCTATCCTTGAATACATCGTTGATTGTAACACGGTTCTTGATGAGCAAGATGTACCGGATGAAAGCAGATGGATGGTTATCCCCCCTTGGTTTTCAGGGATGATCAAGAAATCCGATCTCAAGGATGCTTCCCTTACCGGAGATGCCCAAAGCGTTATAAGGAACGGAATGCTTGGGAAGATCGATGACATGACGATGTATAAGTCAAACCTACTCACAGCCGTAAGCGATAGTAGTGGTTTCACTGCCTGGCATATCATGGCAGGTGACAGAAATGCCTTATCATTTGCAGCTCAGATGACCAAGATGCAGACTTTACAGGCAGAAAGCACCTTCGGAACCCTGGTGAGAGGATTGAACATATACGGCTACAAGGTCCTGAAAACAGAGGCCCTTGTCGATCTGTATGTAAGAAAGTAATCGTCAGGTCCAGAGATTGCTTTATTTTATTAACCTGGTAGAGGGGCATCTGATCCGGCAACCGGATTGTAGCCCCTCTATCCCAAACTAATAGAGGAGTATATCATGGCTACTTATCATTATTATAAAGAAGGCTATGCGGTGCCGTATGACGCCTTCGGAAACGTTCTTTTGAAGCGACACTTGGATGTGCCAAATTTGATCGCCGATGCAATAACCAATAATTCTCCATTAGCCGTATCTGATGTCAGGACTCTTTTACCCGCTACTGGTTTCGCAATCAATGATTATCTACAGATATGGAGGGTGCCAGCTGGAACCATGATCTTAGGCGGTGGGATGAGGGTTACTACAGCCGGTGCCTCTACCACTATTGCTGTTGGGCATGTGAGTGCCACGCAGACAATGACAGAGACCACGGAATTTGACCGTTGGGCCACTACTATTCCTGTACCAACAGTGGGGTACTATAATTTTGACACAGAAGATGGAGATGAATGGGCAACGGTTACAGCTAAGCATCCACTTCAAACTCTATACATAACAAACGGAACTATTGATGTGAAATTCCAATCTGTTGCTGAAACCACTCTGATATGTGACTTCTGGATGTGGGGATGTAAGGTCTACTAAGGCGAAATTCCAAGGAGGATTTTATTATGACTACTTATCATTATTATAAAGAGACCTACGCGGTGCCGTATGACGCTTTTGGGCATGTTTTCTTAAAGCGACACTTGGATGTGCCAGCTTTGAGAGCCGAAACCAAGTCTTCACTGGCTGTATCTGAGGTCAGGACTAATTTGCCATCAACTGGTTTTGCATCCAGCGATGTTTTGCAGCTATGGAGGGTGCCTGCGGGGGTATTGCTCCTCGGAGGTGGAGTGAGGGTTACTACACTTGGAACAGCCACTAATCTTGACATTGGTCATGCGAGTGCTACGGCAACAATGCTTGAAACTGCCGAGCATGATCGTTGGGCTACTGGGATCGTTTCAACGGCAACAGGGTATTTCAAATTTGATACCCTTGATGGCAACGATTGGACAGCAGTCACAACGAAGCAACCGGTTCAAACTCTGTCCATAGCGGATCTGTCCATTGATGTGACGTTCAATAGTGCTGCTGAAAGCACCCTAATAGCTGATTTTTGGATGTTCGGTTACAAGGTATATTAAGCAAACCTAAACATGGAGCGAGGAGGGTGTCTTTTCCTCCTTTCAGGCACCCTCCTTTTTAAACCTAAATTGAGGAGATTATTATGCCAAGATTTTTAATGCAGCATCCCTCGGGATACATCTACGGATGGACTGAGATACAATCCAAACGCAAGGACATGGTAGAGATCAGCGAAGAAGAGGCTAATAGGCGTCTACCTGCACAGGCAAAAGGAAAACCGGCCAGGACCGTAGGGCAGGAATTGAAAGTCATTGCTGCTGAAGTCCCAGAACCTGTGTCTGGATTGAAGGAAAAGGTCGAGATCCCAGAAGAAGGTGATCAAAACCCCCCTATTGAGGAAATGCCAGAAACGGTTGAAATGGAAACTGAAGACAAACCAACTTCGGCAGACGAAAAAGATATAGATCCTGAAATCAAGATGCTTGAGCAAATCCGAGTTGTGGGCAAGGGAAAGGCCAAGATCGAGCTTTACATGCTTGACAAATATGGCATTGATGTTGATCGAAGATTAAAGCTCGATGCACTTGTGGATCAGGCTGTGGAGGCCCGGGAGAAAGAGATCAATAGCAACACTGGCGATCCTAAAACATAGCCTGATTTTTGATAGGCCAATTTTATAGAGGTGTATCATGGCTAATGTTACTATAGGGCATATCATAGATAACCTTGTTCAGGTTGCGCTTAACGATCCAGATGCGGATACTTGGAGTGAAGAGACTCTTCTCGACTGGGCTAATCAGGGTGAGAGAAAGATTGTCTCCTTAGTCCCTGAAGCAAACCCTGTTGTTGGGAGTGTTATACTCGTAGCCAAGGCCCTGCAAACGATCCCTACCGGCGGTATGTCCTTTATCGAAGTAACCCGCAACATGGGTACTGACGGCAGTACCCCGGGGAGAGTTGTAACCCCGACCACCTTAGAGGCTCTTGCTGCCTTTGCCCCGGAGTGGGCAGAGGAAACGCAGGTTGCAGAGATATATCACACAATACGCCTTCGCAATGATCCCACGTCGTACCTTGTCTATCCCCCTTCCACCGGAACCGGATATGTGGAGATAATCTATGCGGATACTCCTACTGTTATCGCTTACGATGCTCCGGGGGTATGGGAAGCAAGTTATCCGAGCATAAAAGAGGGTTATGTAGATCCTCTTGTCAGTTATATCCTTTGGCGGGCATTAAGTCAGGATTCAGGGATTCAGGGGACAAGGGTGAGGGCTCTGGATGCATATAACGCATTCTATCAGGGATTGGGTTTGCAAGCTCCACAACAGGGTGAGGGGTAGGATATGGCTTTAATTAAAAATGAAAGATTAGTTAAGGTTAAAGCAGTGGATTGGGGATATTGGGATGATCCTGGCGGATATGAAATAAAAGAAGGTGCATTTAAAACGTATATCGGTTGGCTTCATGGACAAGTAATCGAGGAAACAGACGAATATATAGCTATTGGTCATGAGACCTTTGAAGGCAATAAGGTAAGAAAAACAACTTCTATTCCTAAAAGCGCGATTCTGGAAATTATTGAATTCAAAAGGCAGTTCCCTATTCCTGAAGGACAACAAAGCTGTAAAAGATGTCAAAAATCCCAATATTTTGAATATTCAATTAAAGATAAAATTTGGCAATTGTTGCCAGAGAAATGGATAAGTAAGGCTTTATGTATAGATTGTTTCATCGAAGAGATTGATGGTGTTTTAGGGGATGTACATAAATTGAGTCTAAGAGATTTTGATTATATTGGAATAGTGGGAAATAAATTAAGAATGACCATTCTTGATAAAAAGCCAAAAAGAAAAAAGTAATAAACTATGGCCATAAGAATACGCAAGGTGAACGCTAAAATTATTGCCCTTTGTGCGGCAGAATTTGAGCCAAAGGATGGTGATATTTACCTTAATGACAATATTGACCATGCTCTTAGAATGAAATTCATTAAAGATTATGAATCTGAAGGTATAGATTTTAAAAAGGTGAAATAAATCATGGCCACTAAAGCACTGACATTATGGTGGGAGGAAGTAGCCCCCGACGTGGCTGGTGTGAACATGCCAGCGGTTGTCAGCGCAGTGAGAAACGCCTGCATCAAGTTTTGTGCGGAGACATTTCTATGGACAGCAGATCTCACAAGGATCAATGTCGAGGCAAATACACAAAGCTATACGCTCACAGCACCTTCAGATAGCGTAATTATCGGTGTAGATGATGTGAAATACAAGCAAAACGGAGCGGATGACGATCAGTTTGTAACTCTGGACCCTATATCCGAGACTCAAAAGAATCTCCACGATACCGGTTCCTGGAAATATAGAACATCACCCACACCTTCCGGTTATTTTGTGGATAAAGATAAAAATCTCCTTCTCTATCGGATTCCTACCGTGGCCAGCACTTCCGGTCTCCTTGTAAAAGTCAATCTAAAGCCAGATCGGGCATGTACCACAGTAGATGAATTTCTCTATAATGATCACTTTGAGACAATCGGTCATGGTGCGAAGGCCGATCTTTTCTTAAGGAGGGCCATGCCCTGGTTTGACGGGAACCTGGCCCTGGTTCACAGGGCATTGTTTACCAATGCAATCAATAATGCAAAGCCCCTTAAAACAACTGGATACACTAAGAGACCTATGAGAGTGAGGATGAGGGATTTTGTGTGAGGAGATAAATTATGGCAAATATTGAGCATGAAGCCCTAGCATACGGAGAAGGGCATGTAATCCACTTCGCAGAATATGCCAATGCTACGCTACGAGAAGCAGCTACAGGGCTTACTTCTGGTGATGATTATAAAGTAGCTTTGCAGAC